GATAGGTAGCTTGGTAGTTATTTTAGCTTCTATCTTGCCGGTTGCATCATGAGAAAGATTGATAAACTCATAAGCATAATCTTTATCTGTTATTCTTCTTTTTTGAGCAGCTACTAAATGCTGAGGAAATAAAGAGATTGTTCTATGTGCAAAAGCTTCAGCTATATTACGCGGGCGCTGAGAGATCCTTAATTGATAAATATTTGGTTCTAATGTTTTCTTTTCATGTGCTCTAATTTCATCAAGAGATTTTAGAGCTTCTTCTACCATGGAATTACCAAACTCATCTATAAAAGGCGGCATTGACCATTGCTCTGGAATAAATAAACCGGCTAAAGCTATTGTACCTTTATCATCAATTAGATCAGTTTCTACAGGATAGATATCATTCTCTACTGGATACTTGATCATAGTTTCTAGAGGCTTACATGAATCTAATTCCCCTACTGATCCTGCCGCTATAAAAATACCGGTTACAATATTACCCATTTGGAGTGCCGGCATAAGGTACTCTTTAGTCTTATCCATTGTAGGAGCAATCCCAGCTTCCTCATAAAAGAAAATTCTACAATCACCCCCAACCCCTGCTGTTGGATCCTGATCTAGAGTCATACCTTGAATTACACCTTTACCTCCTATAATCTCAGGTCTTCCATTAACCTCTTCTTCAATTTGCTGTTGCCACATCAGAATCTTATTAGGATTCATAGGACGGTACCAAGCAGTCTTACTATCTAAGAATGATTTATATTCACTTAAAAATCTCCATGTTCCTTTATCATTGATCTTATCTTTAAGAGAGGACCCCATTTTTAAAATAGGAGTTTCTTCAAACCATATCTGATTGATCAATTTAGCAGCATGAAAATAAGAAGAAGCTATCTGTCTTTTCTTAAGAATAGCACAATGTTTAAAATTGAGTTCTGCTAATAGCTCATAAAGAGCCATGTGATATTGCGTATCCCAAACTTGTGGGAAGGCAAACTTTTTCTTCATTTTATCATTGATTGGAAGAAAATTTAACCACATGTAATATTCTCGGGCAAGATACCATGTTTTACCATTAGCTCTAAAGATTGCACCATATCTACATTTTTTCTTCTGATCTTCCCAATAGTCTCTATAGTCTTTAGAACCTTCTTTAGAAATACAGTAATAACCTCTACTGTCGTATATTCTAGCTTGTTCATTAAATACATGAGTAGTCTCATCCCATGCATATTGTCCCGGTACTTTAAATAGGGTTAGAATAAAAGCTGCAAATTCTTCTCTTGTAGAAAAACTTGTTTCTGTCCAATTACCTTTTTCCCATGTAGGGACAACTATAAAATTATCCATTAGTGTTTTCTTTTAGAATAAAATCTACAATATCTTGATGTTTACAAGAAGCAAAATGTGTAACTGAATATTTATCATTAAAAAATTTTACAGAATCTTCTCTTTTAAATGCATACCAATATCCTTGATATGGATTAAAGTGAAAGAGCCATTCATATAATGCATCTTTATTACTGGTCATACGAATATTTAAAATTAATAGGTGTGTAAAGATTAAGATATCTTCGTACTGAACTGTAAGACAACTTTAAGTATTCAGCTAATTCTTTAGCACAGCTGAATTTTTTACCAGTTGTATAACAGGTTACAGATTTAGCTTTGTAACAATTACCATAACTAAGACTAGAACTAATTTTTTGATTAGTTTCTTTTGTAGGTTTATAGTTTTGTCTTGATTTCTTCCACTTCTCTAATTGATCTGGTGTAAGATGCTTACCAAAAAAAGGATGTAAATTTCCTTTCTTCCCATACATAGGATGGAGCTTACCTTGTCTTTCAGGTTTAGGAATTCCTTTTCTGAACTTACTGTATCCTACCTTAGCTTCAGCAAAAGATCTACTAGAAGGAATATATCTTTCTTGATTTTCACTTTTTACTCGGCACATCATATAAAAAGCAAAGACTACTTTACTGTTTTCAGGATACATTCTAGCTAATAACCAATGAGCTAGAAAATGTTCTCTAGCAGTTAGTTTAACAATATTATCCTTACTGTTATTACCACCTAAACACTTTGGATTAATATGATGTTTTTCATAGTAACTTTCAATAGGAAGTCTATTAGTAGCTTTTTCTATTAATTGATTATATAACTTACTGTAATTCATATAGTTACTGGTCGTACGCTTTTCTTTTATCACCCCTTACACGAGCTTTATGTTCATCTAATTCTTCTTGTACTATTTTCTCAAGTTGTTTAAACTCACTAATAGTTTTACCAGTACTTTTCATAGAAGAAACAAGTGCTGATAAGTTACCATCTTTACCTGCAGTAATTCCTTCAGTTCTACCAAATTTACCTAATTTTTCCAGAAGAATTTTTTGATCTTGGTAATATCTGTATGTAGGACTTGTTGTAAAGAATGACATTTTTTCCATGGCCCTGAGCATTACAGGATCCTCCAGAGTATATTCACCTGGGAAATCTTCTAATAGAATTTCTTCTTTGTCTTCCTCTGGTACATTACAATAAGGTCCTTTTGGTGCATGCAAAAAATGTAAAAAATTAAATGCAGGAATAGGATCCTCATAATAATCATAGATGGCTTTGAATTCTGGAATAGCTAGGCAATTATGATTTATAACCACCTTACCATTTTCTATGTCAAATATATCTGGAGTCATTATTTATTTTTATTTTCTTGTAACCAAATAATCATATTTCTAACCTCTGTCTTTAAGAAAGGTACTTCATATGGTATAACAGTTTTCACTATTGATTGACCATTAGAATCTTTTTTATTAATAGGATACCCAAATTCATCTTCACCATCTTTTTCAAAAATGACATGATGTAACATCATCTTACCTGGTTTATGTCTTGGGTTATGTTTAAGCATCATATACATATACGCGCTTAATTGTAAAGAGTAATGATTAAAGTTGCAATCATCAAGATGAGCACATGGTCCCAACATCTTTTTAGTTGTACCATCCCAAGATCTGAAACCTTCTTTTCTGATTTCTTTATTTGTTTTATAGTCAATGATATCAATTACATCTTTAACTACTTCAACTCTATCTGATTGTCCACATAGACCTGCAGATTTCAGAAAAATAAAATGTTCCGGATAAATACCTTCTGTAAGCCTTTGTTCAGGAGAGTGCTTAACACCATCCATAATTATAGGTTTAATAATAGGAATTGCTATACCAGATCTTTGTAAAGTATCTAATTCTATTAAATCAGATTCACGCTGATCATGATAAAAAGTACCGGCATTTACTGCTCTATCTGTTTCACTAGCCCAGTGTTCCTGAATTTTTTCAGGTGGAATACCATACCATTTAGATTTTTTATTTTTAGAAGATTTAATTGATTGTGCTACAGGATCAAATTTTTCTTTAAATAATCCTACAAGAGTACTTACACTAATCCAGTCTATTCTTTCATCTGGATCTAGACTTTCATACTTGTGATTCTCGGCTTTAAATATAACTGACATTGTTTAAGATTTTTAGTTTCTATTTTTCCACAGCTTCTCTATTTCTTCAATAGTAATCTGTGGGTCTTTCATGCGCTCTTTTAATGTGAATCTTACTACATCACAGAATTTTTCTTCTTTGGGAACTACTACTGCAGGAGCCAAACCATTTAATTCAGATAATATTCTTTGACCATGACACGTAGGACAAATATTATAAATACTGCTAGTATATCCTGTTGCTAAGATTCTTCCTTCACCATTACATATGGGACATTTTTGCCAACTCATTTTTTCCAGAATTTTAGTTTATCTACAAATGCTTCAATTCCCACTTTGATTTTTTCTTTCTCATCTAAAATACTTTTGACTACTTCTAGATTTTCTAGATCTTCAGAATCAATCATATTATTTAGATTGATAGATTCTTCTTCACTTAATACTTTTATTTTTTTAAGAGTTTTTACTCTTTGTCTTGCATCATATCTACCTTCACTTAAATCCATTATAACAAATCTATAAGATTCAACTGATGTTGTAGCAGTAGGATTAGCTACATCGATTCCAGACATACCTTGTGTCCAAAAACTATTGCTCGGGCTCATAACCTATTTCTTTATAAAGTTTATCTTCTTCATCTTGATCCATAATAGCTGGCCACTTAGGACCATCCGGATGTGTACATTCTGAAGAAAGAGATCTTGTTTTAAATGCTAGTTTACACCCGCAATCTCCACAACAAGGTTGTGTACCAGGTACCATACATTTGGAACCTTCAAGATCTATAATGGGACATGCTTTACAGATCATCATTCTCTCTGCAGCTATTTTCTCAACAAGATCTTTTTTGAATATTGAGTTAGTAATACCTTCAAAGATCTGTTTCCGGTGTGTCCATATTTGTTTCAAACTCATTGCGCTTAATTTTTTTGTCCTTTTTCTTAGCTAGATTTTCATCTACCATTTTCTGCATATTCTCTACTTTATCTAATCTAGCTTGAATATCTCTAATAACAGCAAATTTTTGAAAAGTAGCATCCTCTTGATTACCGAATCTTTGTAGATACCTCTTGTAAGTATCTTGAACTTCTTTTATTTTCCAATCTTTAATAGTAAATGTACCCATTCCATTTACCTTGATATTTGGAGATTTGAGGTCTACCAACGCTTTTCTTAAGTCTTTCCAGAAAAAAGAAGTTATATCATTAACTAAATCTTCATCAACTTTTAATTTATCAGCAGTTTGCTTGATAAATTCTTTAGGCTTTTTGGGATTCAACGTGTATGAATTTATAGTTTAATAGAATATTACCTGTAGTCTGAATTTTAAGATCAGGATTTAAACTTATTTTCTTACGCCCACGACCTTCTTTAAGAAGGAGTTTTTCTCTCTCGATCTTAATAAGTACATTCCTAATGGTTTGTGGTGAGGATTCTGGCTGTTTCTCTTTAACCTTATCTGGGTTAACCTTCCAAGTTTTTAACTTTTCAGCTAATCTTTTATCAGCCATATCATTACAAAAGTCTGTTTGTTCAGTAGGTCCTGATAGACCTAAACTGACTAAACATTCTAATTCCAGATCACTTAGTACAATATTGTTTATTGAACAGTGAGTGATCAGCTGGAACCTGATGATATCATCAAGTCCCATCTGAACCTTTTTATCTACTACATTTACTTGTGCCATGTTGGTATATGACTAACAGTATTAATTAAAAATCTATTCCTTCTTCTAGAAGTGTATAAGTAAATGAATCACCATGACCTTCATTTATATTTCTCTTTGCTATAGAAAGCACAAATGCTAAGTCTTTTTTATACCGGTGCACTTGACATGCAGCTGAGTTAGGACCTACTTTCCCAGAATCATAACCATGATGTTGATTAACCCCAAAGTACCCTTCTTGGATAGATTT